CAAATCCAAAGGATGGAACCTGTTTATTTGCAGTTGACGAAGCCCAAACAATTTTTTCTGGACAAACCTCTGGGTTGATATCAATAACAACAAGATCTCTAAGCTTTAAGGGATACTTTGCAATATCTGAAAGCGTTGTATCTAGTTTATAATGCAAGGCAAACAGTCTTGGACCAATCTTTGCGAGTCTTTCCATTAAGACTTCTTCTGAAAATCTTTCTGGTTGCGTTGGTTTACCTACTTCTATGCCACATTCCCAAATCCAATCAGAGACATCTACGCTTTCTGTTGGATTCTCTTTATCGGGCATGATTGCTGGAAACTTAAAGACAGGATAACCATCTTTTAATTTATTATAAACTGATTCTTGAATCTGAGGAGTACCTAAGAATAAAACTCTACCGCCCACATTTCTAATCTGTTCAAACTCACTAATCTTTACCAGTAACTTTTCTCTAGAAGCAGCAGTTTCACAGTTACCTTCAATCTCTACGTCATCAGCAATAACATAATCTGCGTGAGAACCTGTAATCTGAGAGCCAATACCTCTAGCGAAACAAGATTTATCCTGTCCAATTTTAGTTCGAGCCTCTACATTAAAAGCAAAAGCATTATCTGTAGTATGATCTCCGGGTTTAAGATGTTCACAGTAGGGAACTAAATCTAAGATCCTACGGGTCATACTAATAAATTCTGCGGCTTTATTTCCGGTAGCCGACACAACCATGATCGTTGCGTTTGGATCGCGTAGGAGAAACCAAGAGGCTAGGCAAGCGGTAATCACCGACTTGCCAAAGCCTCTACCTGCTTGCAGTTGCATATCAGTAGGACCATCTTGTAAACATTCAGCCATACCATACTGGGCAGCAGTAGGTTCCCCTAATCCTAAATATTTAAAACAAGCCCACAAATGGTTTCTAAAATCATCTACCATTTCTTTGGGTGGATTCATTTCTTTTTCTTTTTACCTTTCCAAGAGATCCTAGCTGGACCCTTCTTTTTATTTTTAGCAGAGTTACATTGAGCTTTTGTAGGACGGCAAGCTGGGTATGGACGCTTAGATCCACCTTTAGCAGACTTGCGACCACATGGCTTGCCGGTCTTACAATCAATCCAACCTTTACCTTTGTTTCGGCTGAACCATTTCTTAAGACCTTCTTTAGCCATAGATAGCTCCTTTACTTATCAATAACCCTTCTTCTTGGTTCGTTTAACTGGAGACTTACGAGGGAATCCACCAGTACGAGTTCCAACACTAGCCTTTGCAGGCTTCTTCATCATAGCACTTTTCTTTTTCATTTTATGTGGTTTTCCACCTTGATGAGGCATTATTTCTTTCTCCTTGATTTATTTCCCCAATTTTTAGCTCCGACTTTTCTACATTTAACTAACGCACCCGAAGCATATGCGCTAGGAAATTTGGTATAACGTGACTTTACTTTGTGATAGCAAGCATCACGCTTTGCGGTTTTCTTTTTTGCCATTCTTCTTTCCCGTTGGATTATAATTAGGAACAACGCCTGCTTTTTGAGAAAGTTGTTTAATCGCGTCTTGTTCCGTGGTAGTTGTCGTTGTACCACAAGCGCATTTGTAACTATACTTAGCCATTACGTTTTCTCCTTTTCAGAAAAAAATATAGAGAGCGGAACCAAGGGATTTATATTTGGTACATAGGTTTGCTCTTCAAAAAATAAATACGGTATCTCTGTATTGTATTCTAATCTAGTTAACAAAGGAGGAACATTGGCAAATAAAACTGAATCTCTATATACAGGACTATTGTATACAACCCTTTTAGGTTTAGGATCTACTTGTGATACTTCTATAACTGGGGCAGTTGATTCAAATAAAGACATAGCTTCTTCAATAATTGTTTTACCAACTATTCCAGAAACAATAGCAAAAATAATTACAAGCTTTTGATACTTAGATTGTAAAGAATTATATTTATCTTCACAACTACATGCATCTTTTTGAACTCTTTCCCTACATTGTGGACAATCTGGATTAATTTTCCCCTCTTTACTCATTAACAAGCCCATCTTTTTCTAGCTAGACAAGCTCTTTTCTTTGGAGTTTTTCTGCAATCAATGTTAAACTTTTTAATCTGTCCCTTGTTTCTGGCACAGAAAGATCTTTTTCTTGGACCACCTCCCGGTTGTGGGGCTTTTAATTTAGACCCCGTTTTTCTGTTAATCATTGATCTACCTTTAGCAGTTAAACCACCTTTTCTGCTTTTACATCCATTCTTTATAGTACATCCTTTCATTCCCCCCTTTTTCTTAGCCATTACAATTCCCCCATTCTGATAAAACTTTAATAATAGCATTAAATCCATTGTTTGTTTGATAATGGTATTTCTGTCCACCTACATCTCCAAGAACTTGTAGTAAGTCTTGGAAACCAACAATACCGTCTTCGTTTAAGTCTGACGGACAGGAGTTATCTGGGTAGTAATTGATTGAGTACGGCGACGGTTCGCAGGGATGATCATTGCCACAAGCAAAGCGAACAACGCCACCAGACGAGAAGTAATTGGGACCCGTGAACCGAGCGATATGAAACGAACCCGGATACTTTTCACTCTCCCAGTCAACGTCGGCATCCCACCTAATCAGATCCCCGTAGTCATTCTGCGATGGAGAAGAGCAACACCTCTCAGATGGAATCTCCCCAACTGGTTGAGGAAGCCAGAATTTTAACACCGGCGTGTCCATCAGATCTTTGTGCTGCTGCTGCACCAGCGGGTACTTGTATTGCTGCGAGTTGCCATATTTCTTGCCAAGTGGACCGTGAAGAATCCAAGAGTCGCACCATGCGTAATCAAGATCAACCATGTCAGCGGTGCGAGGACAACATCCGGTTGGTCCTTCAAACACCCAGTTGATTGGGGTGAAGTTCATACCCAGATACATCCACCGCTGGTACGGGTTGGCTTGAATGCACTCCCAATACTCACCTGCTTCGGGGCAAAGAATGCCAGTGTCTTGGTTCCAGTAGTCGATGCACTCTTGGCAGTTCTCCAGCCACGGGTACAGGTGGTCAGGTCTGCGGTTCTTAAACATTGGACCTTCGATAGCCCAACCAAATGAGCGTGATGGTGATTCATTTCCACGAGTACATCCGATCATATACGGACGGCGTGGCTCACCATTAGGATACGAAAAGTCAGGATCAAATCCAGTTTGAATATAAACATCAAATGTTCGACCAAATGGAGTCAATCGACCGAGATCGTCAATCCACATAGCAACAGCATCTGGATCAGATGGTGGACCACTAGGATCGCTTGTTAAAAGTAACAGTTCTAAAATCATATTTGTTCTCCTTCAAACCCAATTATGTGCCAAACTTAAATGGGGTATTGTTAATCATATCCTCTACTTCATTTAAAGTTTCAGTAGGAATAGAATCTAATTGATCTCTATTGTCTGAAATCATTCCCCTAACTACTTGATAAAGACCGGGAGTGCATTTGTTAGGATCTCTAAGATCTTCTATCATTTGAGACAGAAGCATTTCATTTAAAGCATTAATTTTATTACTCATAGTTTTCTCCTTATGGATTATACTGATTGCTATAGAAGTTGTTAACAATACCATCAGCCAGATTTTGAATAGCTGCGGTTGCTGCTGGTGTCGTTGTACTAGACGGAGCACCAATTGGATTGTTCTTTGCTGTAGCATTAATCGGTCCATACCCATAGGTAGGATTAGTAATATTAGAGTGATTAGAGAACATGTTATTAAACAAGAGACTAAATCTTACGTTTGCATTTGCGGAAGATCCGGTATAAATAGAGTAGGTTCCGTTTAAGGTTAGGTTGTTTGTAATAATACTTTCTTTTATATTAGCAAAACTAGAAGAACTAGAACCAAATTGAACCACCGGATCTACCTGTTGACCAGTATTAGACTGACCAGATGAAATAGTTTCCAGTCTGTTTCCGCTGATAATAGATCGTTCACCAAGATTAGCTGCGGTTGTAGTAGATTCAAAGTTAATACATGAACCGTAACCCTTAGCCGAGTTAGCTCTTTCGGAATAGATGGTGTTATTAATAATATCTAACCCTTTAATCTCTTGGGAAATACTAGCCGGAGTACTATGTGCTGATGAGTTTAAGTTAATTCCTCGATCTACATCTTTGATTGTATTGTTTTTAATAATGCAACCATAGACTCCCGCGTTAATACTTCTAGGAGCAATCTCAATACCCTTGGCTACATAGGTTTGACCTGAAACAAATCCTTGAATATAATTATCACCAATGATGCAACTAGGAAATGCCCACGTTTGTCCTTTGTTTGAACTGGAGTATAACGTGTTGTTGTATCCACCTGAGTATGCAGACAATTCAGAGCTAGTGTTGACAACTTTATATCTAGGTTCCC